TTATCCTCAAGTGCTTAGGGGTAAATAGTATTTATGTAACAGCCTAGCTAACTAAGCCGTTAAGGTAAATATTACTTAAACAGCTACGTCTTTAGTAGTAGCTACTTTCATAGTTTCTTTACCTGTGCTGCCCATATCTCGCATTTCGCCACGACCGATAGCTTCTTTCTTAGCCTGTTCAGCAGCTATATACTCAGCTATATGCTTCTCGCGTAGGCGCTCTAGCGGGTCAGATTCTTTCTCTGTAAGCAACTCGCCTTTGGTAATAATGTTAAGACCTGCTTTAATCTCTGCATCTAAGTACTCAATGACGCTTTCGTCATTTGTCATATACTGATGCTGGGTAAAAGCAATGCGAATACCTGTAGGAGTAGTAAGCTTAACAGAAGACTTAGAGCAAGCGTAATGCTGGTACTTAGCTTCTGGTGACTCTGGCACTTCTGGTCCTTCTGGGGCTAGCTTAGATGCTATGGTAGATTTTGCTGTGTTATCTTGCATGATAGATTCCTTGGGTGGGTAGTTAAATTATGAGAGCTCTCTCACTAAAAAAGCCCACCGAGCCGTTAAGCAGGGTGAGCAAAAGTTACCTCCGAGGGAAACTAACAAAGGTAACAGTCTTACGGACTAGCCTGCAGCGGCGGCAGTTAGGTTACGGATTACAGCGTTAGCTGGTGTGTTCTTAACTAGAGTAGTAAGCTCAGTAGTTAAAGTACCACCAACAGCGTCAATGCCGTTATCCTGTGCTGATAAGCCTTCGGTGTTAAACTCTTTATTCATAGTCTTACGTCCAGCTAAGTACGCAATTCTAAAGGTAGGCAAGTCAACTGCAACTGCCATCTTAGACCATGCCAAGTTTGTGTTAAACAATGGATGCTCAATGATACGGAAAGTACCGCGTGCCATTGTTAGCGTACTAAACTCAAGACCAAAGTTAGTCTGTCCATCTACTAACTGGTACTGTCCGTTTAAGCGACCGATGTTGTTAAGGACTACCTTAGCTTTACCACCTACAAACAAGACACGCTCTCTAGCGCCCTTAGGGTCAGTAGTCTGATCAAAGACTGGATCTAAGTAACTTTCTAACTGAGTAAAGTTAGTAGTAGAGCCAGCAGTGTAGCTGTTAGTAGAACCACCGTAGCTAGGTGGGTAGAAGTCAGGATCTTCAATCATGTTAAGAAGTCCGTTGGCAGTTCTAAACGGCTTACCGTTACGAGTACCTTGTGACTTCTGACCAAAGAAGATAGCCTTCTCAATATCACCTGCGTGGAACGCTGCACAGTCTTGACGGTTTTCAGCGTCAGTAGTATCACCAGCAATAACATCAGTAGCTGCCGCTGAGCCAGATAGCGCCCAAGTATTACGGAAGATTTGAGTTAAGTTAGTGACTCGTACAGGCACAACGTTGTTAGGGTTAGGACGCTCAGACGCTTCTTCAAACGCGTTACCAACTTGGTAGAAGTCGTCGTTATCGTTAACAGCTGCTCCAGCTACCGTACCTATCCCGCGAGAGATTGTAAGGCTAGTTGCGCTCGGCACTGTGTTAACAATAATGTTCTCTCCAGTACGCTCGTTACGTAGAATCATTCCTGGCAAGATGTGCGCAGTAGTGTCTACGGCTAAGGTAGTAGCTCCAGAAGCTGCACTAGAACTAGCCTTAACTTCTGGGAAAATCATAGTCTTAGTAAAGAAACCATGCTCAGTAGCAGTTGCAGTCTCACTGGCTAACATTGAAGTTAAGCCAAATAAAGGTGCAGAGCCGTTAGGCATGAGTCGTGTAATCATTCCAGCAAAGGACTTTTTTGCTAAGTCCGTAGTGAAATTACCTGTGTTAAAAATATTACCTAGCATAATAAGCTCCTATTGCTTTATTGTAGTAGTTGTATCAATTAAAATTATTGTAAGAAAGAGTCCCAGTCTACATCTTCTGCATTAGGCTTAACTACAGGCTTAGGTGCAAAAGACTCACCCAAAGCAGTTATGTAGTCATTAGTCATAGCAGTTATTTCAGTACTTGTAGCATCAGGGAATTGGCGCAATAGTTGTTGCCTAGTGGCTTCTATCACAGGTTTTACGGCAGGGTTATTAAACAAAGGATTTGAGGTTTTGAGGTGGTCAGCTGCTTGTTGCTCTCTAAGTAACTTAGGTAGTGAGCTAGATTGCTTAGCTAGAGCTGCAGCTACTGCCTGCTCCATAAGCTTATTACTTACTAAGGTAGATTGTACCATGGACTGCTGAGCTACTGCATTCATAGCTTGTTTAAAAGCTGCTCCTGCTTCGTCACCGCCTGCGGTAATACTAGCTAACATCTCTGGAGTTATAGATTTAGAGAAGTCTGCCTTACTAACAGCGGTTCGTAGCTCTGCTTCACTTAAAGGCTTAGTACCGCCTTCTTCTTCTTTAGTAGGATCAGTTTCCCATAGCTTGCTGAACTGATCAAGCGGGGATACTGGCTCTTTTGGCTTAACTTCTGTTGCAGCAGGTACAGGCACAACTGGTGGTATATTGCCAGGTGTTACTGGAGTATCGGTTGCTGCTGGCGCTACTGGCGTTACTTCTTGCTTAGGGCGAAACATGCTCATTATATCCATGGTGTTATCTCTCTTAGGTTAGTCTTGCGTAGGGTTTAAGTCGGTGTTAATGAATTGTACAGCTAGTATAGAGGATTCTAATAGATACTTAAGTGCATCTATCTGTCCTCTGCAATAAGCTTCTTCTTGTATATACGCTGTAAAGTCAGCAGTAAGTGGCGTAAGTAATAACTTCTTCTCAGCCATTAGCGCTATCTGATTTTGTATATTTTGCTCTTGGTCAATGGTAAGTACTGCGCTCTGTATAGCCTCATCTTCGTTAAGAGAGTAAGTACTAAACATATTAGGTACTAGATGCGCCATCTTATACTCCTTCTGGTCTTGGGTCTGCGGGAGCTTGCTCGGTAGATGCATCATCTGGAGCTGGCTTATTACCTGCAGGGTCGTAGTTAAAGTCTTTAGGTAGCGGTTGAGGAGGTAGTGTCTTCATATCAGTACCTTTCTCTACAGCCATCATAGCCATTTGCTGCCACTGTTGCTGAGCTTGCTCGTAAGCTTGCTGCTCTTGTGACTTCTCAAACTCATGTACATCAGAGCCTTGCGTCTTCATAATATAAGAAAACAGCGGAGATATGTTATACCCAGCTGCTATCTGCGGAGAAGAGCCTAGTACTTGTAATGCAATACTAAAGCTGTCGCTATTAAGTATCTTAGAACTAGGAAGCAAGCCGTCAGATAAAGTAAAGTCCATTACAGCCTTGCGCAGCTTAACTGGGTCTACTTCTATCTCTACTTTCTTATTCCTATTATATAAGGTAGTACCGCCCTGATACTGTAAGATATTAGTCTTAAGTACATGCTTGATAGGTGTAAATACTTGCGACTCATATAGGATAGAAACTAGCTGGTCTCTGCCATTAGCGTTATTCATTACATCTTCGTACTCGCTAAGCGTTCTGTTACCTTTAACGAACTGTCCTTGCTGTGCTTGGTTCTGTCCAGCTAAGCCGTTAGCTAATCCTACAATAGCAGAAATATGCTGCATACTAGTAGATGCTTGGTCCTCTCTATAAGGGAAAGCATATACAGCTTTAGATAAGTCTTCCCCATAGGCAGCAGGGCGAACAGGAATCTTAGCAGAAGGATTAGAACTATTAATGTGAGCAGCGGTGATGCGCGACGGATCATACAATACTCTATCAGTTATAGCTCTTCGGCGACTGGCTATAATAGAAGTCATGTAAGAAGTAGCTAGTTGCTGAAAGGGTTCTCCGTTCTCAGCTAGTGATTTAGTTTGATACCCTAAGCCATCTTCAAGAGGTTGACCTACAAAGATAGGTAAGTAGTTGTGCGCGTTAGTCTGCAACTCAGCTGAGATGATAACACTGTGGTTAACTATAATCAGCTTAAAAATCTGCGGTGTATTACTGCTAGGTAAGCTAAGGTCAAACTCAGATGGAAGTACGCGACAGTATAAAGTAGTAACTTCGTAGCCGTCTTTGTAATCTATCTTGTTCTTACTGTCATCTTTTAAACTAGCCCACTTAAGCCAGTTAGTACCACTGCCTTTAAGGTCGTTTTCATTAATCTTAGGGTTAATATTAGGTACGTAGTAGCCTAAGCTATCCATGTTAGTGGCTGCGCTTACGTTAGTACTAGACTGAAATGCATCTATAACGTTACCTACAATTTTATTAGGTAACTCAGCTATAAAGCTTTTAAGTCTAATTCTGCTAAAGTACTCTGTATACCCACCAAAGTCTCCATGCTTATATACTTCTGTAGGAGGTATAGTAGTATCTATAAAAGTATTATAAGGACAAAGCCTACGAAGTCTGTTACCTGCCCAGATAGTCTGCACCGATTGACCTTCTTTTAAGTCAGTGCTTACATCAGTAGTAACATTATAAGACACTTCTCTGTTCCAGTCTACTTCTAAGAAAGAGATGTTATGCTTAAAGCCATCTCTAAAGAACATCATTAACTGTCTAGTCCACCCACCTCGCTTAGAGTTATCTTCTATAAGACTCTCCATCTGCATAGCTTCATCTATAAACTTAGGAGATGCAGTTACGCCGAACAAAGGATAGCCAGTAAGATATACAGAAGACTGATAAGTTACAGCTGCTTCTACTTGCGGCATAATAACTGGTATAGTCATGTTCTGAAAGCGACTAGTATCTCCAGCTCTATTGGCAGTTTCTGCCTTACGCTGCTCTTCGCTAAGGTCTTTTTGGCGCTGATACTCTTTATCTATGCGCTCCATTCTGGCTCTAGACTCACCTCTAGTGGTGTTCTGTCCAGTTTGTGTGTTTTTGTAGTACTCTATAAAAGCCTTATGAGAAGACTTTTTAAGTACTATAGGGCTAGCAGCTGCCATTAGATGTTATCCTTTCTTTTAGGTTGGTATTCAATATGGATATGAGTACTTTCTAATACTACATCTATCCAGTCAGCAGGCAGCTCTTGGGACTTTAAAAAGTCTGTAGCCAGCTCTCTTATAGATTCCCACTGCGCATTAGATTCAGGTACTTGTGCCCTTTCCCAGATCCTAACATCTGCAGCTTGCGCAGGAGTAGCGTAATGAAGGCTAGCATAAGAGTGCTTAGCAGTGTCTTCACTACCTGAAGTTACAATTAGCTCATCTCCCCAATGTCTATACAGTAAGTCTACTTGCATAAGAAACTCTGTTAACATTGGATGAAGGCTAAACTTAACGCTAGTATCTTTAGCTCGCATATTAGTTCTCCTCTAGAGCTTCGACTAAAGCATCTACAGCCCTGTCATCTAAAGTGTTTTCTGTCTTTTTAGCTAACTCACGCAGCACAGCTACTATAACTTTTATAGCTACCTTACGTACTACAACAGATGCTAGTAACTTAACAATATAACTACCCATGATGTATCTCCTAAAACTCACTATTAAATTCAGGTACATCTATAGCGTCAAACTCTTGTGACTCTATTAGATTACCCGCTATTACAAACTCACCAAACTCTTGTACTACTCTTGGCGCATATGTCATTAAATCTAGCAGCCCGTCTGTGTTATCTCTTCTAAGAGGATTAAACTGGGTAATCTGCATATGCAATGCCAGCTTAGCGTCTCCTACAGAAAACAACTCTCCGGCAGCGTAGCCTTTAAACATCTCTAGTATTCTAGCATTCTTAGACTTAGAGCCTGAGTAGATAGGTACGCACTCTATACCTTGTATACCTAGCTGCGCACATACAAAGTCAAACCAATAGAGAAGTGAATACTGATAAGCGTTACCTTCTACTACTATTAATCTACAGTTATGTCTAAGCGCATACTTAAGAGCTATTCTAATAGTCTCTCCAGGACTAAACCTGTCTTCTCTCAGTTCCATCATTATAGGAGATGCGTCATGCACTTCAAAATAACCTATAGATACTTCATCACTAGTTAGCTTATCATTTGCAGGGTCTATTATAATAAAGTTACCGCCTGCTATATCTCCCTCTTCGTAAGGTACTTCCGGCAGATTAGCTAAGTCTATTAAGTTATTAGCTTGTACGTTCTCATCGTTAAGTACTTCTGCATAAAATATCTCTGCGCGACCCATAGCTAAGTCATTCTGAAATTCTTTATGTAGTTGCGCTATAGGTTGTAAATCTTCCCATAAGCTAGTGCCGTCAGCTAAGATACCGCCAGCTATGAATTTAATCCAAGTACTATTAGTCTTAAGCTTACGTAAGATGCTTAGCTTAGTAGGATACATGTTAGCTATAAATAAGAACATGCAGCCAGTAGGTGACTTAGCTTTCATTAGAGTACCTACCATCCAAGACTCTAAGCTCTCTGACTGTACTGGCGAATCTGCACACTCTCTAGATTGTATGTCATCCATTAGTATTACATCAGGACGCTCATTTTTAATGTTAAGTCCTCGTACCTTAGTCTCAGCTCCGGCAGCTACTATACTTATGTTTCTGCCTCTAAAGCCAAACTTCTTTACATTCTGCGTATCTTTCTCTACGCCTAAGCGCCAGTCTCCGTACACAGATTTAATATTAGACTCTTCTAGCATATCCATTACGTCAGCTATTATGTTCTCTGCTAACTTAGCTGTAGCTGCTACTACTAATATGAATTTTTTATCAGTATATAGTATACAGTAAACTAAGAAGATTTTCATTATAGTAGACTTGCCAAAGCCGCGAGGTAAACCTAAGGCTAACTGCGGAAAGCTCCTAGGCATTACTATAAAATCTAACAGCCAAGCCCACACAGCTTTAAAGACTGGAGGATACATAAAAGTAAACACAGTAGGCATAAGCAATGCAGCTAAAAAATCTAAGTCGCTTTTAGCTATCTGCTGTACTTCCTCACTAGATGCGCCAAGTTGAGAAGTCTTATCTACTTTTTGCAGCGCCTGAGTATTAGGTGAGACGTCTCCTAGGGACTCTATTAGCGACTCTTTATTGTAGTCCTGCTTATTAGACATCGTCTTCTTCCTGTATTATTGGCTTTGTGTAGCTAACAACATTACTTTCTTGTTGTGCTAATAGTCTATGTAAGACTTCTTTAGCTGCATTTTTCTCTTGCAAGGTGTACTTTACTTTTGTGTGCTCTGGCTTATATCCATTCATTTTAGCTATGACATCCTTAATTCTAAGAGCTGCTCCTCTCGGACGGTACATTAGGTAACTCCTTAGCCTCTGTATTACTAGATTCAGTTTGCATCTTAAGTAATTGAGAGGAGGGCATTGTTAATAGGCTTTGGTCGCCAGCTTTTATAACTTGATTGTTTATATCAGTAGCAAACTTCTGAGTTATAACAGAAGGAAGCACTAGCTGTACTACGTTTTGGGTGTTATTAATAGTTGTAGGTGCAGAAGTACCACGACGCTTAGCGCCATTGACTACCTGTATAGCTTTCATAATAGTGTCAGGTCTAATCATAAGAGGTAAGCTACGCTCTAGCTTCTCTAGTAATAAGTCCTCTACGCTATCATATTTGTTATCTCTAGTATTATGTTTCTGTAGTGCGTTATATCTTAGAGCTGATACCTTATCTGCGAAGTGTTTCTCTGACATTAGCTGAGCTATCCTAGAAGGCGTAACTCCTACAGCAGACGCAACTTGCTCAGATGATACTCCGGCGCCTAATAGCTGTAAGGCTTTCTGCTCTACGCTAGATGTGACTCCGCTTTTAGTATGTGAGCTATTAGCTGTACTAACTAACGCCTCTTCTGGCGCAGCATCTTCTAAAACTCCACCTAAGGAATCTAATACACTAGCGTCTGCGTCTTTATATGTCATTAGTAAGATTCCTTAATTATCTATTTAGTATATAAGTAGTATATATGGATGCAGCTAAGTGTCAAGGCGGGGCATGGTATTGTCTTCTTAGCTAGCGACTTTACATATAAGTCTTAGGTACTGTAAAAAATTTAGGAAATTATAAAGAGCTACATAGGATAGGCATCAACGGCAATTGCTAAAAGGCTTCCGCCCCCATCGGAAGGCTAGACGGCTAGACATATATGCGGCTAGATAGCTAGTAGTGTATACGCTTAGACGGCTAGTAGATAGATAGCACCTAAGATATAGAAGTATAGACGGCTAGACGGCTAGACACCCACTGAGGTAGATGCCTATAGATGCCTATATACACTGGCATATAGGGGAGATAGGGGAGATAGGCAGATGCACATATACGGTGCATAGGGCATAGGGCTACATCGTAGGCTAGGCGCGGGGTGCAGAGCAGTAGCACTAATTAGGTGCATCGGATGCGCTAATAAGGTGCAATATATAATCTATGCCAACCCTTAAATAAATAAACCCTTATGAATCAATAGGTTAGCAGTTAAACAATCTGGTATAAGACTTGCATTATATAAGTAATGGGCAAGTGACGTCCATTGTTCGCGCGGCAATCTCGCCAGCGCGTTAACTAGATAACTATATAAGAGAGATTGATAATGACTGATTTAAACCCTATGGCTAACACTACAGCTTTCAACAATGCCTTTGCTACTACTAGAGAAGATGTTATAGCAGAGAATACTAGTTCTATACGTGAACAGCGTTTAAGTATTAAAGAACAGGTTGCAAAGCTAGGTGAAACATTTGGCGAGTTTAAAGCGTATGATTCACAGTTGCCGCTTGGTAACATTGAAGGTACTCGCATCGTAAAATGCTTGTACCAGGTTAATACGAAAACAGGTGAGAAGAAGAGAGAGTCTAGCTATACTCGCATTAGCACAGCTCACCTAACAGATGCAATTGTTAAAGACAATATTGTTGCCCTTGCACCGTTTATCGTTGGCTACCTTGAAAGCCTAGAAGATAAGATTATTAAGGGCGAGCATGAAAAGGGCGCATTATCCTTCTTTACTGAAAAGCTAAGTATTGACTATATGATTAACTACTTAGAAGAGAATGCGGATTCTGGTAGATTGTCTAAGGAATTAGTAGGTAAATGGTTCGAGAATAACCTAGAACGCAATCTGATATTGGTAGTAGCTGATAAGCTAGGCATTGAAGTTGAAAACATGAGTGAAGCTAATCAAGTTAAAATTCAGCGCGTTGTTAATGCTTATCGCACCAAGTTTGAAAGCCTAGCAAGCCCAAAAGTTATTATTAAAGAAGCCGATTGTACTGCTATGATTAACGTAATTAATACGTATGATGAAAATTCTAGTGCATTAGGTGCAAGGTTTATTCAGAAACTTAACAGTATGAATACTAAGGTTGAGGAAGTATTATTTGCTTTGTAGTATCCTTATCTCTTAATAGCTTTTAACTAGCAATTCAAATATGCGACTTTAGATAGTCGCTTTTTGGTTTCTGGCATTCTGGTTTATCTGACAATGTGCCACAATGCCACAAGAATTTTGACGGGGTTATGTGTATATATATCGGTTTCTATCTGGCTGTTACCTTAGAAGTCTATATCTATATCTACCTTATAAGTGTCTATATCTTAGTATCTAGCAGTATCTAGCAGTATCTCTTATTAATAGTATATTAATCTATTATTATCTTTATATTAAATAAGTGGGGTTAGAAATACATACATCAATCATATACAGTTACATATAAGCATATATAGCTATAAGCATATAAGGTAACCTACCTAATAACTCCTATACACACCTGTTACATATAGTGTGTATAGTAGTAGTTAGATATAGTCACACCAAAAGGGGCATTCATACACTAAATGACCCCTTGACTTTGTCTGGCACTATGTCACTATGTCACTATGGCTTTCATGCCATTTTCAAATCGTATTCTAAGATAGAATACATACCTTAACTAGCTTATATAAGGGCTAACAATATGAAACTAATAGATGCAGAGAAACTAGCACGTGCTTTAATACTTAAGCACTGTATTAGTAATAAGTATAGATTCTCATGGAATATGAGTACCGCTTCACTTACTAAGGTACGTCATGATAGCTTGTTTACTGATAAAGACTATCCTACTATACAGCTTAGTATGATTAACGTAGCTAACTATGATAAGCACCAAGTTAAGACTGCGCTCTTATATAAGATAGCTAAAGCTAATGCTTATGTTAATACAGAGTATGAGTATTCAATAGCTCTTAAGATGATAGAAACTAAAATGGGGTTATAAGTTATGAGGCTTATAGATGCGGAAAGATTAGCTATAAGACTTATAGCTCAACACTTACTTGATACTGGATATGCGTTTAGATTCAATAACAAGGTTAACAGCTTAGGTTGCTGTCATTATAGAGCTAAGGTAATAGAGTTATCTAGCAAATGGACAACTGGCTTACCTGAGTCAGAGATAAGAGATACTATCTTACATGAGATAGCGCATGCCTTAGCTTATGAGAATCATAGGTATGTAGGTCATGGCGAGACATGGCAGTCATACGCTATAAGAGTAGGTGCTAAGCCACAACAGTTTGCTGACTTAAAATACTTAGGTATTACTAAGCAAGATATAATACCTTATAGGTATGAACTAATAGATACTACTACAGGCAATGTAGTTAAGCGCTATCATAGAGTACCTAGTGATAGAACATTCTCTAGCTTAAAGAGTATGTACTTGCCTAGCCGTAAAGCAGAGACTTTAGGCAAGCTTAAGATTCGCAAAGTTAATATAGATTTAATGGAGTTATAAGTTATGAGTATTAAAAGCAACACAATTAAATACCGTCCAGTGCTAACAGCTAAGGATATATTACATATCTTAGGCTTAGCTAAGACAGAAGTACCTTTGACTAATGCTAGTATCAATGTCATACAAAAGCTAAGTGTCTTTCAGACTAAGATAGAGAACAGTGCTATATTACCTGCTTATAGTTCTATAAAAGAGTCTAAAGCAGAGAGAGATACTGACCTGTTAAATAGCTTAGGCTGTAACCTAACTAACTCTACTACTATGACTTTAGATTCTAACTTACATGATACTAAAGAACAGTATTGGAAAGCTTCTTTTATTAAGTACTCACAAGATAAGAAAGCATGTAGCTTAGATGAGTTACATGCCGCACAAGAGCATAGGTATCTTAATGACTTAATGACAGCAGAAGAAGAGAGTGTACATGAGTCTAACCTAGCTAATGATGATGATACAGAGCTAGATGATAGAGGGGATAACTAATGCGCACATACTTAATACGTGTATTAAAATCTGATAACTACACTGGTGTAAATGATAAGGCAGGTATGGTTAGATTAGCTAGGACTCATTCTGAATCTACTCCTATGCACCCTTTACTAAAAGTTAGGTATACTTATGTAAAAGGTAGGTCAAAGGGTTATACGCATTGGCTTACACTAGGCTCTAAGCACTATAAGATATTAGCGGAGATAACTAATGCGTAGATATTTAATAAGAGTAATCAGTAATGGCATGTTTGTCTTTGTTAATGATAAGAATGGTATGATTAGAGTAGCTGAGGATACGCCTAATATAGCACCTGCTATAGGTTTAAATGTTAGGTTTAAGTGTACAATTACAGGTGACTATGACTGGTACTTTATGGGTAGTAGACACTATACTATACTAAGGGAGTTAAACCCTAATGCAAAAATATAACAGAGTACACGTACCTTGTAGGGTATGTGGTAATAAGCATACTAACAGAGCATCTAGTAGTATCTGTTCTCCTTGTGGCATACAGCAACAGCTTGCTAAAAGACACGCTGAAAGAGTAGAGAAGGTTATGATAAAAGCTCAGGAGGATGCTAACGTACGCTATGTACTTAGTCGTATAGCAACTCTTAGACAGAGAATAGACCCTGACATATACGAGCTAATAAGTTTATTAATAGAGGTGAAAGCTAATGGCTAAAGTAACATGCGCTATAAGTGGCTTAGCTCTTACTGTGCAACATACAGAATGGCTAGTAGTACCACACACTAACGGTTACATACATCCTATATTTAGCTTAGAGCCTAAAGAATTACATAAGCTATATATAAGGCATTGCAAAGCACAGCTAGGCACTACAACTGATAGTTACTTACTATTCCTAGCACTGCTACATAGCTCTAATAACATAATATGGGCATCGCCTGTATCTCTTAATCCTACTGGATTACAGACTACTGTACTAATAGAGAATAACATAGCTCAGTTAGTTAATGTATTAAGAGAGACAGAAGCTATCTTACACCCTAAGTTTGTACAACCTAAGTTTAAAGTCACTTATGATAACAGCGACATAGCTCAGATACCTAACTGGATTAAAGCATGGCGTAATAATATAAGAGACTTTGGTGAAGATATAGCTAACTGGGATGAATATGAGAAGCTTAAGAAGCTAACTAATAAGCTTACCTATCTTATTAAAAGCACAGACTCACCTGAGTCATATGCTAAGGTAGTAGCTGATTGGGCTTATAAGGCAGGAGACTTTACAGAACACTTAGGTATAAAGCAAGCTATCTTATATAGAGATACTATAGCTAATAGCTTTAACCAAGCTAAGATGTTTAGCACTCCCTTACATCTGCTTAAGGATATTAAAGATCATTGTGAGTCCTATATAGAAGTAGGTAGCATACACTTTCATACTCTTATACAAACTCTTAACACAGGTATTAAGAAGCATGTAGATTACTTAGGCGGCACAGCTAGTAGCTCTGAGTATGTACTGTTACCTAGCTTATCTCTAGCAGATAAGGATACCATACAAAGGAACAATGCTGAGATATCTATGATAATCAGTACTGCACCTAAAGACGAACCTAAGCTAACAGATTACGATACAAGTCTAGCTTACCTAAAGGCTAAGTTAGCTTACAGAGTAGCGACATCTAAAGCTAAAAATAATATAGAAAAGGGAGACATATAATGGAACGCAATGATAAAGTTCTAGTAAGAATAACTAAGAGTGGCGCTAAGTATAAAAGCAGTCTTAAAGCAGGTCAGTTTCGTACAGCTAAGCTAGGTAGCACTTCTGTGGGGCTAGCCTATGTAAACTTAAGTGATGGTGACAGTAAATTTGTTTTACTTGCTACTAACTTACATACCTCTAGTAATTCAGAATGTATAATACTAAGGAGGATAAAGTAATGGCTACTAGCAAAGTAATGCAAATGCTATTAGATAAGGTAAGAGCTGATAGAGAAGCTAAGCTTAAAGCACCTATTATAGAGCCTATTATAGAAACTGCTAAGCCTATTGTAGAAACTATTGTAGAAACGGCTAAGCCACCACTAACTATGGCTGAAAGGTTTGCCGCTATAAAAGCTAAGTCAGCTAAGCCAGTAAGCACAACTGTAATAGAACAGCCTATATCACATATAGAGCCAGAAGGTAATAGTCCTTTAGCTGAGTTAGCTACCTTACCTATAAAAGATACTACAGGTATGCATGGTGAAGCTATTACATATAACTCACAGCAAGCTACCTTTATAGAACTAGCTTCTAGTGGTAAGTCATGTGTCTTAG